GTCGTGAGCGAGCGCACATCCTGCCTGTGTCCCGGTTGTCGTCGCACTATCGCCGTCGAAAAGCTTTACGGTGACGATGAGTGGATTTGCGGTAAACATTGGTCCGCTGTGCCTAAGTTTATGCGCAAACGCCTTGCAATGATACGTCGCAGGCTGAGGAAAGATTACCGCTGGCGCAGAGCGGAATACTTGATTTGGACGGCTTGCAAAAAACGTGCGATCGAAGAGGCGCTCATGGGGATACATCCATGACAGACCCAACCGTCACTGAAACCACGAAGGCTGGACCACCCGTTCTGGGCCGTGATCCTGATGCTTTGCCAGCGACATTCACCCGCGGCGGCGAGATCCCCGATGATCTTGATCCGTTGGCAGATGGCATTCTCATGGCACACCAACAGCAGTGGCTTGCCGACAAGAGCGATCTGAAACTGGCTGAGAAAGGGCGGCGTACAGGGATCACCTTTGCCGAAGCTCTGGATGCGACGATCATCGCAGCGACATCTCGGTCAGCTGGTGGCGACAACGTGTTCTACATTGGCGACACCAAAGACAAGGGCCGTGAATTTATCGGCTATGTGGCACATTTCGCCAAGATTGTTTCCAAGGAACTGGCGACGATCGAAGAGTTCGTTTTTGAAGATGAACAACCGGATGGCTCAACCAAGAATATCTCTGCCTTTCGGATCAAGTTTGCCAGCGGCTATCGCATTGAAGCCCTGTCATCTAACCCCGCTAACATTCGTGGTCTTCAGGGGATTGTCGTGATTGATGAGGCGGCATTCCACAAGGACGTGCGCGAGGTCATCGATGCCGTGAACGCCTTGCTGATCTGGGGCGGCAAGGTGCGCGTGATCTCGACACACAATGGTCTGCTCAATCCATTCAACGAATTGATCGTGGAAGCCAAGGCCGGCAAGAACCCGTTTTCTGTGCACCACATTCCCTTCAGTAAGGCCGTGGACAACGGCCTCTTCGAACGGGTGTGCCTGATCAAAGGCAAGGATTGGTCACAAGAGGCCGAGGATGACTGGCAGGATTTGATCCGTGGATCATATGGGCCCCGTATTGCTGCGATGCGCCAAGAACTAGACGCCATCCCGGCCGAGGCTGAAGGTGCGGCGCTGACCCGTGTGCAAATTGAAGCCTGCATGGAAGATGGCATTCCGTTTGAACGCTGGACCTGTGACGATGATTTCCGTAATGCGCCGGGCGCATTCCGTACAGCCGAAGCGCTTGATTGGTGTCGAAAGCACCTTGAGCCAGTTTTGAAAGCCCTTGATACGGACAAACGACACTATCTTGGTGAGGACTTTGCCCGATCAGGCGACGCCACAGATATCGTGATCAAAGAGATGGGGCATGATTTGGTGCGGCGCGGCAAACTGACCGTCGAGCTGCGTAATGTGCCTTTCGATCAACAACGTGAGATTTTCTTTTACATCGCAGATCGGCTTCCACGGTTTGCCAAAGGTGCTGTGGATAGCACCGGCAACGGGTCGTATTTGGCTGAGGTTGCCGCGCAGCGCTATGGAGAAAAGATCATCGAAGTTTCATTTTCTCAGGAATGGTATCGGCAGGAAATGCCGCCCTTCATCGCGTCGATCACCGATGGCACCAACATCCTGCCGCGCCACGATGATATCTTGCAGGACATGCAGTCGCTGCAATTCGTTGATGGCATCATTCGTGTT